TCTGAAAGCCTTCGCGAAATGCGCCGTGAATTTCAGCAGATAATGCGCGACACGCCAGACGATGCCGACAAGGTCGAGATATCGGCCTTGAGGCTGCAAAGTTACGCCTTGGCGCTCGGCATCTATGAAGATGAAGCGATCAAGTGTGAGCGCGCTCTTGGCCTGCATGACACACCAGCTGCCGCCACGAATAGCACTGTCGTTCTGTTTCGCGACTACCAGAAAACCCGCCCACTGCTGCGTGTCGTCCAGGTGGACGGCAACGATATCGCCTGACCAGCCAACCAGAAGGAAATCCCTATGTCAGACAATGTTCAAATTCCCGCTGGCTACGTCCGTGACCGCGACGGTCACCTTGTTCCCAAAGACAAGGTGAAGCAAATTGACCGCGAGCGTGACGTTCTTGTGAATGCGATCTTTAACGAAGCCGTCACGCTATCCGGCCAGATAGCGGACTTTCGAGACCGTTGCTTCGATACGATGGGCGAATTTGTCGACAAATCCGCCGCCCAATACAACGCCAAGATTGGCGGCAAAAAGGGCAACATGACGCTCTACAATTTTGATGGGTCGGTCAAGATTGTCATCCAGCGCGGTGAAACGAAGTCTTTTGATGAGCGCCTTCAGGTCGCAAAGTCACTTATAGACGAATGCATTCACGACTGGTCGAAGGGATCGAACAAGAACATTAAGGCTCTGGTCGATCACGCCTTTCAGGTGGACAAGGAAGGCAAAGTCTCCGTGGACCGCATCCTTTCATTGCGTCGGCTGGACATCATTGATGACCGCTGGACGAACGCAATGAGCGCCATCATCGACAGTATGCAGGTTGTCGGTTCCAAGCGGTATTTCCGTGTCTACAAGCGGGTCGGTGAGACTGACACCTATCGTCCGGTTTCACTTGATGCGGCGAGCGCGTGAGGTGTGATGTGAGCAACGAAGCAATCCGCAAACGCATTAAAGCCTTACGCGAGCGCACCACGGCGCGCGGGTTCACTGAAGCGGAAGCTATGGAAGCTGCCGCAAAGGTGGCCGAGCTGATGCGCGAACATGGCATCCATGTCGCTGATCTGGAAATGACGCAGGAAGCGGCTGCGATGAACGGCTCAGAACGGTCAATCCGCGCGAAGTTGTGGTCAACCATTGCCCGGTGCACGAACACGGCGGCGCTTCTATCCAGTTCATTGGATGGTCGCGTGGTCATCTACATCGGGAAAGAACCGGGGCCGGAAATCGCTGCCTATCTTCACGATGTCTGCGATACGGCGATCAGTAACGAAGTCAAGAGGTTCAGGAAGGGTGATTTTTATCGCCGCCGCCGCTCAACGGCCACACGCAAGCAGGCTGTTGCAGACTTCAACGCTGGTTTGATTGTGAGCCTGAACCGGCAGCTTATGCTTATGTTTGAACTGAGCATGAGCGATAGCGAGCAACGTTTAGCTGAAATCGAGCGCGAGCGCCGATTTCCAGATACTCGCACTGTTAAACCGAGCACATACAAATCGCGGTTTGACCTTGCCCTGTATGCTGGCGCAGCAGCGGGCAAAAACGTCAATATTTCCCATGGTGTGAGTGGACGTGAGCCCCAGAAGTTGATTGGCGGTGCACAATGAACAGCAAAGCTGTGATCAATATTGCATGTCAGCAGCTTGGACTGGATGAGGACGTGAAACGTGCGATGTACGTGCGCGTCACAGGTTGCGATTCCCTGCGCGCGATGACAGAACGCCAGATGCTCGCGGTTGTTGAGGAATTGAAGCGCCGGGGCTTCAAGGTGAAATCGGGCGGCAAGACGCTGCCCGGTTCCACCAAGCCATATGTTCGCCTTATCCATGCACTTTGGCGGTCGTGTCACCAGAAGGGCGTCATTAATGACGGTTCGCGCTCGGCCTTGCGGTCGTTCGTGAAGAACCATGCTCCTGTCGATGATCCGGATTTTCTAACGTCCGAACAGGCAACCCCGATTATCGAAGCCTTGAAGGCCATGGAAAAGCGCGGGGTAGCTCGCGTATGAAAACCGCTCCCGCCATTGATGCTCTGCCAGCCTCGTTGCAGGATGTTGCCGAAACGCTTGGCGTTTCGGTCGTCCTGAAGCTGATCCAGCATTTCGGCGGGATTGAGGTCCGCTTTCCCAAGTTTCCGAATGACGATCACCCGGTCATTAAGGCGCTTGGCAAAGAAGACGGATTGGCGTTATGTAAGTTTCTGTCTGGCGATCCTGTTTATGTGCCGCACATGAAATCGCGCAAGTCCGCGCGCCGTGACGTTCTGGCGTTGCAAAAAAGCGGACACAACGGACCCGCAATCGCGCGGCAGCTTGGAATATCTCAGCGCCATGTGCGACGGATGGCCAACCGGCCGGAGCGGGTAAACCAGTTTGAGTTTCTTTTTCCGTCCGACGACGAACAAGAATAGTTTGTACGGACCTGTTGTCCCTTAGATCGTGTGGCGTTTAAGCGCCAATGTCTCGCTTACGTTCAAACGTTTGCGAGCCGACATGTCCAAGATCAGAAATCCCACCACTTTCTTTTCATATATTCGCCGCGCGCCCTTTGGCGGTCGCCTGACCCAAGGTCAGATTGACGGCATCAATGCCATTTTGAACGAGGCTGCGAAACGCGGCACATCGGACGAAGATACCGCCTATATGCTGGCAACCGCGTTCCACGAAACGGGCGGCAGGATGCAGCCGGTACGGGAAAACCTGAACTACAAAACGGCTGCACAAATCAGAAAGACGTGGCCTAGCCGCTTCAGGAACAATGCAAGTGCTGAACCATATGTCGGCCAGCCACAGAAGCTTGCAAACGAAGTTTATGGCGGCAGGCTTGGAAATACCGAGCCGAACGATGGTTGGTTTTACCGTGGCGACGGTCTGCCGCAAATCACCGGCAAGACCAATTTCCGCAAGTTCGGCGTCATGCCGGGTATGAACCTACTGACTTCGGTTCGCGTCATGTTTGACGGCATGACTAAAGGGATGTTCACCGGCAAAAAGCTTTCCGACTTTTTCGGCAATGGCAAGAGCGATCCGGTCGGCGCGCGTGCCATCGTCAACGGAACGGACAAGGCCAAGCTGATTGCGGGCTATTACAAGAATTTTCTCGATTCGATTTTGGCGGCCAATTCCTTTGATCAGCCCCACGATATCAGCCCGGCATCCGCGATGGCTGACGATGTGAAGGCTTCAGCGAGTGGCTCAGTGCGAAGCCTCATTGGCGGTACGGTCGGGTCGGCTGTTGTTTCGGCTGTCGTTGGCGTGAACAATCCTTGGGCGTTTGGCCTGACAGCTTTGCTCCTGCTTATTGGCGCTGGTGCTGTTTTCATGTTTGCGTCCGGCCGCTGGTCGGTCAATCGCCTGAAGGAGCTTTGATGCTTTCTTCGTTCCTGCGATGGCTGACCGGCGATCTCATGGGCGCGTTAACTCGCGCCTATGAGATGAAGCTGAAGGCCGAAAACGATCAGCAGCGCCTGATTGCCGACGCGGCAATTGCGGACATCAGCAAACAGGTGGAAGCCGCCCGCAATGCCAAGGAAATTCGACTGGCGTCGGTCGGTTTTTGGGAAATGCGGCTGATTACGGCCGTCATTGCAGGGTGCTTCGCGCTTCATCTTCTGCTGGTCACACTGGACACCTGCTTTGGGCTTGGCTGGAAGATCGCCAAGTTTCCCGCTCCCTTCGATGAGTGGGAGGGCATGATCCTTCTTTCGTTCTTTGGAATTCAGGCGGTCGGCGGGGGCCTGAATGCGATTGCTGCCGCCATAAGAGGACGCAAATGACCGGCCCTGAAACCATCTTTGGCCTGAAGACCGCAACGCTCGTTTCATCCGCCGTTGCCTCGGTAATTTCCGTTGCGCTTGAATGGCGCTCCCACAGCCCATTTACGGCGATTGGCTCGATCATCGCAGGCGTATTTGTTGCAACGGTCGCAACCGAGCTCACGCTTGATCTGCTTGGCGTTTCCGACAATCCGGGAACGTGGGGCTACGCGGTCGCCGCCGCATACGGCATCACCGGCCGCAATCTGATCCTCTGGCTCAAGCAATCCTCCGCGAACCCGGCCCAGCTCATCAAAGATGTGTTCGGCCTTGGGAAAGGCGGTGGCAAATAATGGCGAGCGATCAGGAAACCCGCCGCAAGGCCCGCTCCGATTATGTCTATCGGCGCATGTCTGTCGCTACCATCGCCATGACATTGAATGTCAGTCAGGCGACCATCGGGCGCTGGAAGAAGGCGTCGAAGGAAAATGGCGACGATTGGGACATGGCCCGTTCCGCCGCAACGATTGCCGGGGAAGGTCTCGACACCGTTGTTTCATCGGTAACGGAAGATTTCGTGCTGATGGCGCAGGCCTTGCTGGATGAGGTGAAGAGCAACGACACGCTAACGCTTGACCAGAAGATCAAGCACATGGTGGCGCTCGGTGACGCCATGGTGAAGGTCACGGCATCGGCGGGCAAGCTTGCACCAAAGATTTCCGAGCTCGGCGTTGCACAATCTGTTGTCCAGC